TTGCTTTATAGTCACTTTGGAAAGAAAAGAGTTGAAGAAGAACTTGAAGATTATTTATCTTTAGAAATGTTTGAAAGGTTTGGTGGTGGAATAGGAGTTACTAGAATGGTATCTGCTATGAAAGCTGCTGAAATATTGGAGGAATAATATGCTTTTTGGAACTTGGGTTTTAGTAGTATCAGTAGGCGTAGGATTTGGGGAATATTTTAATTGCAAATACCCTAGAGTAGATGAATCTTACAGTAGTGAAGGATTCTTTTGTAATTGGGAGGATGATGATTTTTATAAGGAGGATGGTAAGTGGGTACTTACTCAATCTGATTCTACTGACAACTGCTTTGAAGAAAAGTGGAGAAAAAAGTATTGGGAGAAAAGATAATGGATTTATTTATAGCTATATTTAAATCTTTTTTTATAGCAATACCTGTATGGATTTGCTATATAGCATTAAAAATTAAATTACAAATGTGGAGAGAAAAGAAATGAGGCATTGTACGAAGATTTAATTATAATAATAACAGCTATATTAATACATTATGGATTAGAATATGGTAAGGCTAAAGGCGATTATTCGTGTCCTCCATATTGCGAAGTAAAACATAAACATATAATAAGTAAGGAGAAGTTAGATGATTGGTTCAATGGTAATATCAATGTTGAAAGAGAAGAAGGAAAGTATTTGTACTGAATTAAATGGTATGATAAATATTCCTTTAGTATCAGAAAAGAAAGAACAAGCTTGTATAGAGTCTGTTTTTGATGCATTTATGGAAGTATTAGAGAAAGTACTTGCTGAGAAAAAATAATGCCAAGAAAAGCATATAAAATATCTGATTTTAGTGGTGGTATAAATAACCATTCTGATTCTAAAGATTTAATAGAAGGTCAATTATCTGATGCTGTAGATGTAGATGTTAGCAATAAAGGTATAATATCTAATATGGGGAAACCTGTAAATGCTACTCAAATAGGTAATGATACTGAAATGAATCCTGTAAATACAGGGGCTGGCATTAAAGCAGGTCAAGGATTGCATAGCTTTTCTTCAGATAGAACTGTATTATCTAGTCTTGGTGCTAATCTTAGTGTAGAATTAGTTGCTGCAGGGGTTTCTGATCAAAATGCTAAAGCTAGAATAGTTATACCAGATAACAATAGAGTTGCTAATAGTGGTGATTTATTCTTTGTTATTAGAACTGTTTCAGATGGGTATATATGGGATGTAATGGGGAGTGGTACTATAAGTAATGCGAATAGAACCTCCCTTTATGTCCTTAACGATGATGCATATGGTAGTAATACATCTTCAAATATAGCAGATAATTTTGTTACAGCATTTGATGGTGGTACAGGTAAAGATGTTAAATATGGAGCAGGAGGAAGTGCTAATGTAACTATGACTTGTGTAAAAACAAATTTGGGTTCAAATGGGCATGAAGTTGAGATAACTTTTGGAAATTCAGGCGATGGAACTGGAGCTAATGGAATAGAATTTGAAGTAAAAATGTTCTTATATCAACCTACTGATCAAGATATAACTTGGAGTGATGGATATGGAGCTGATTTAAGAGATGGCAATGGAAATTCTTATTATGGTCTTTATCAAAATGGAAGTATGGGATTAGCATATATATGCCAAGATAATAGTGGAGCTGCTGACAATTTTAGTATTGGTGAGTTCCATGATGGTACAGGAGCAGTTAAGCATAAGATGAAAATTACAGCAACAGCACCTTCTTCAGGTACTCACATATATAGAATATATGTTAATGGAGTACAATTTTTACACAGTAGTAATACAACTAGTGATAATACTTTGGCATCAGGTATAGATGGGGTTTTAGATGTAGGTAGTGCAAGTGCTCCTACAACTCCTAATAACCTTGTTGATGCAGGTGATTCTGATCCTGCAAATATGAATATAAATGGTACTACAATAGGCATTAGTGTTGCTTCTAATGTTGTTACATTGGAATCTACTACTGCAGGAGCTTCTCAAATATTTTCATTATCAGCATTTACATCAGCTATAGCAACTACTAATGTATCAGATGATCATATAGTTTTTTGCGATAAAAATGGAACTGTACATCTATATCATTCAAGTATTAATTCATGGGATACTCCTGGGATAGATGTTAATAGCACAGCAGCAGGGACAGTACAACCAAGATTTTATTCTGATAGTTCAGCATTAAGAGTTTGTGATTCTGATTTTTCACATGCAGATCAAACATCAAAATGGTATGGATATATTAATACAGGTGATATGTTTGTTGGAGGTAGTAATACTTTTTCAATAGAGCAATGGAGTGTTGAAGATGTAAGTGTTGTTGGTGCTAGTGCTGATTATGAATTTACTGCTGATATGTCAGGTACATCAGGTGGTGCTACAGATTGGGTTAGTGATAATGGTGGTACAAAAGCTACTAAATTCCATTTAAACTTATTATTTACAGGATCATCTACAGATGCTCTTGCATGGGGTGGAGATACTGGAGATAAATATAAATTTTATATAACAGCAATTTATGACGGTTCGCAAGAATCTGTTCCTGTAATAACATCATCAGAATATACAGCTACAGCTAATCAAAATTTAGAAATGAAAGTAAGATTAGGTTATGGAGGAGGAAATAACCCTACAACAACTAATTATATATTTCCTAAAAGACAAACAGCAGCTAGATTATATTTTGCAAAAGAGTCAGAAGGTTATGGTCAATTATATTCTTTAGCTACATTTGATTTTAAAGATGGATTAATCAGAGCAGATGGTCAAGGAGATGTAGTATGGCAAGATTATGATGCTACAGGATCAGAAGAAGATCAAGTTATGATAGCAAGTGGCACAAATGGAGAGGCTATAACTTTTGCTGGTGAGTATTTATTAGATCCTTTTGAAGAATTAAATGGTTTTAGACCTACAGAAGAAACAATTACTGTTGATGGTTGGAAAACATCAGCTATATCAGGAAGAAGAATGTTCTTAGGCAATGTTAAATATAATGGGGTAGTATTTAATGATAGAATGATTGTTTCCCCTTATAATAGATTTGATATATTTCCTTCAATAGGCATAATGGATGTAGCTGTTAACGATGGTGAAGAAATAAAGAAAATAGAAGCTTATGCTGATAGAATATTGCAATTTAAAAGAAATACTTTATATATAATTAATGTATCTCAATTAGACCAAGAATTTGTAGAAGATACCCATAAATTTAAAGGTGTTTTAAGTCATGAGCATACAATCAAAACTCAATATGGTATAGCATGGGTTAATGAATATGGAGCATATTTATATAATGGAGATTCATTATCTGTATTAACAGAAAGTGAAGAAGGTGGAAGATTAATAGATGAAGATACTTGGGGAAGCTTTATTACATCTGATAGTATTTTAGGATATCATCCTTCATCTCATAAATTAATTGTTTTAAGATCATGCAAAGCAGGGACAAATACAGGTGATATATATGTTTATAATTTTTTAACTAATGCTTGGACTTTTGGGGATTCAAGATTTAAAGATTCTGTAGTAGTAAGCAATTTTATAACAAGAGCTGATGGTGAAATGATACAACTCAGAGAAAGTAATTTTAATGATGAACCAATGGAATAGGAGTATATATGCCTCAATGTACATTAAGTAAATGGGATGATTCAGGAGCAAGAACTGAAAATTTTTCTGTAGTATTTAAAGCTTTAGATTTTGGTAATTCAACTGAATTTAAAAAAATATCTAACATATATTTAACCTTTAATAATCAAAGTAGTACTACAACTTTATTAACTTTGCATTATAGAAGTAATGCTACAAGTGATTTTACAACTATTGGTAGTATTCAATCTACGACATCAGGTACCGAAGAAATAAAAGAAGTTAAATTAAGCCCTATAATTAAAGTAAAAACATTCCAATTAAAAATTACAGGGTTGCAATATACTGAAGGAGATTTTAGCATTAGTGATGTAAATATATTATATCGACCTTTAAGAGATTATACAACAGATGAGATATAGTCATAAAAAAACTATAAAAAAAAGAGAGAGTCCTAGCTCATTTAAAACTGTTATGGGTAATGGTATTCCTCAAGCAGATGAGGGTAAAAATGGAGATTTTACTGTTAGGAAAGTTCCATACAAAGGAGTATTTCTTTATTATAAATTTAACAATATTTGGTATAATGTAAGACTAAGCATAGATAGAAAAAGTTCTGAAGAATCTGAAGTTCAATTTGATAAAGCAGGTGATATGAGATTGCCTTCATCTATAAATTTAAGTATGAGTCAAGGTAGAACTTTAACTACAGGCAATATTAAATCAAAGGGTACTATAGAGCATTCAGGCCAGTTATTTCTTCTTAAAGGAGCTGCTGCTACTGATGTAACAAGCTTTGGTCAATTATGGGTTAGAACATCAAATAAATCATTATATTTTGATGATGAAGATGGTAACTCGCATTTAATAAGTAATTCTGGTGGGACTATATTAGATTCAAGGTCTCATAATCCTGGGAGTGTATCATCATATACATTGACAACAAGTTTTGCTACAATAGACACTACAAATGCTAAAGTTGTGTTTAAAGCACCAAGATCAGGTAGTGTTATGATAGATGTGCAAATTACACATTACCCAGGTTCTTCTGCTAATAATGTATATCTTGGCTTGTCTGATAATACTACTTATAATACTGTTGGAGCTGCTTATGAAAACCTTGCAAATCATGGAATAACATATAATAAATTAATAAGGCATAGATGGGTAGTAGGTAGCTTGACTCCTTATACTACATATACTTGGTACATAGGTGCTAAAACAGATGTAGCATCAGGCACTTTAAAATGGGGTGGTACAAGCTCATTAGATAATGCACCATTAACTGTAATAACTACTGCTTTATAGTCAGTATAGTACTAATTTTGTATTAAAATAATATTAAAATATTTTGTATATTAATTACCAAATAGAAGGATATATAATATGGCATCAACAAAAATAAGAAGATTGCAAATGATGAAA